GCAAACCCGCTACGAGTAGTTTGAGTGGCAGATACAATCGGAACGTTCGCCTCAACTGCGAGACCCCGTAATTCTTCTGCGATTGATTTGATGTAAGAGTATGAATTAATTGAGCTATTTGCTTTGTGTCTAGATGAAGCACAGATGTTTAAATAATCTATAAAAATTATATCAGGTTTAAATGACTTTTTCAAGGACAGTTCATTTAACAACACTTTAAAATGTCCACTGTGAGCAGCAGCAGTAGGATACTCTTTAATAATAAGTTTACCTTGTGTCTTCTGGGATAACTTGGTTACCTTATTCTCAAACATCTTCTTGGGAAGATCTACTAACTGTTGGATATTAACACTTAAAAGATTAGCATCTATTCTTTCGGCAATCTTTTCTTCTGCCATCTCCATTGTGATATAGAGAACATTCTTTCCTTGTAGAAGAACTGAAGATGCTACGTGACACATAAACAAAGACTTACCAACACCCGTGCCAGCAAGAGCAATATTAAGTGTCTTATTTGGAAGACCTCCTTTTGTAATCTTATTAAAGTATTCTAGATCAAATGGTATTAAATCTTCTTTTCTGTGATATGACTCATAACGATCTTCGTAATCCTGTAAGTAATCGTGTCCTATATGATTATCGAAAGAAACAGCCAAAGCATCAGACAAAATACTAGGAATAGCATCCCTTCCTTTCTTGTCATCCTGTCCATCTGCTAATGCGATAGATTCCATTAGTGCCAAATATATAGCACGATCTCTACACCATTTCTCTGTAGTATCTTCTAACCACTGTTGATCAGCAGCAGAATCATCTAAAGATGTAGTAATATCTCTAACTTCTTTTACTTCTGTTTCAGTAAGATCTGTTCTATTTTCTATCTCAATACCTAATGCTTCAACCGTAATTGAAGATCCATACTTAACAATGAATTTAGCAATCTCTTCAAATACTACCTTTTCAGATCTTTGTTCAAAATAATCTGGTTGAATAAAAGGTATTACCTTACGAGAATACTCCTCATTAAATATTAGGTTTCTGAGAATAGTAGTCTCAAGTCGTTCCATAAGAGAATTGCTGTTTAGCAATTGCGTCAAGTTTTTCCATTATATCATCAGTAAAGTATTCTGTGGGATTTCTTAATATTTCTTTCCCATATATTTTTTTACCATTGATTTCATATCTTCCTGCAACATTCTTCCACAAACCACCAAGCTCCCCTAATTCCAGAAGACCATAATACTTATCAAGTCCACGTTCGTCATAATATAGACGAATATTTACTTCTTGATTTTCTTTAGAGAGTCTGCTTTTAGCTGTCTTAGCTTTGATAATGTTTCCAACAACCTCTTTCTCACTCTTTTCCTTTTTTTTGCTGAGATAAATGATTGTACTTGCGGCATATTTGAGACCACTGCCGCCTCCCATTTCTTTAGTAGGGACGTAACTGCCGATAACATCGTATGTGTGATTTGTGACTATAAGGGGTATGTTTGCTTGACCAAGTTTGAGTGTGAGCATTCTGAATGCTCCTTTAACCAGTTGGGATTTGGTCATATCCCTAACCTGTTTATCATTCAACGCATCAGTTATTTCCTTTTCCGTTGATAACATTCCTAAGGAGTCTAGCACAAACATGCAAGGTTTGCGTTGATCCTCTGACATTTTTATATATTTATCAACTGCCTTTAATGCTTTTGTTCTAAACTCTTCTATTGTTACTACGTTTACAACAACTAATCTATTAAGATCTATACCACGTGATTCCAATAAGGGCTTATTAACAGCAGCTTCAGTATCAAAGTAGAGACAGTAACCATCAGGATTACTATCCAAAAAGTTTTTGACGACAGCAAGGGAGAAAAAAGTTTTACCTGTACTAGACTCGCCAGCGATGGCAGTAATCTTATTACTAGAAACACCACCAAAAATGGAACCACTAACCAGTCCATTAAAGATGTATGAGCCGGTATCGACGAATTGTTCTCTTCCTTCGATGTCTGCTGCGAGTTGGGTGAAGTCATCACCAATTTCCTTTACTATGTCCTTTAAAAAATCCATATCAAATACCTAATAATTTACGTTGACGATTAAAGTAATCATGAAGAATCCATGAACTACTATTCTTCTTATCTTCACCACCAATACCATATCTAAATTCTACTCTAGGGTCATCGGCATAACCCATCGCTTCTGGTATATTGGTTTTAGTTCTATCACCACCATTACAGAAAATAACCTTTTCAGAAATTTCTAAACATTTAGCAATAGCACCTAATGCAGAATCATCAGAATCATCCCAAGAGATAACAGCATCCACCATATTTAAATGACGGATGATATCTGCTCTCTCGGTAAAAGACTGAAAGTATTGACCTTTCTTACGGGTCAACCAAGGATCTCCATTTAATCCAACTATAAGATAATTGGAAAGATCTTTTGCTCGTTTGAAATATGATATATGACCACTGTGGATTGGATCAAATCCACCAGTAACAAGACTCACTTCTTTAAAAAACATTAAATCACCATTCCCTTTTCTCTAAGTGTTTTCTTATATGGACCATTAGGATCAAGCTGTCTAACCTCCTTAACCTCTTTTAATTTCTGATACAATGCGGTATCCCCACCAAGAGTCAATGCTCTAACAATAGTATCAAGTTCTTTGTCGTTAATAGGTAAGTCCATTTAAGCAAAAAAGGATTCTAAGTTTACAGTTTTTTCCACGTTCCATCCGATCGCATCTAAGATGGCTTTAAGTGGTTCGACGAAACTCTTTTCAAATTGTAATTCATGATCGATGTATTTGTCAAGACCGAGTTCCGTGGGGAAGTCTTGAATAAACGAGATTACATTTTCCTGAATAATATTTGGCTTTTTCAAATAAAGAAACTTGACTTTCTCACCGTTTCCAATAGGAGAATACTTATTCGTCAGTTTCTTTTGTTTGATATAATGATTAAACAGCAATGCACCCCGTATATGTATAGGAGTTCCTTTTGCGTATATCGTAGGAGCTGAATGATACTTACGAACATCAGAAGCAGTTCTAGGAAATGCTATTTCATCTGGAGGTAATGATCTGAACTTATGTCTAGAATCTTCAATAAACTTCTGAACGTCTTCTTCAGATCCACTCATAATAAGTTTAAGAGCATCCTTAATCATCTGACGACAAGGTGCTGGTGTTGAAGACTTGACTGCTTCAATACCCATCATCTTTAATTTTGGTTCTTCATATCTGACTCCTTCACTATCCCACACATTTAAAATATATCTTTTCTTCGCAGTCCATATACCTCTATCGGCAATGTTCTCTCTTGCCATAACCATCTTTTGATCATAAGCATTTACGTAGTTGGCCAGTTCTTGGTAGCAACTTTCAATATAAGGCTCAAATTCCATTTCACAGACCTTATTAAGGAACGTGACAATGCCTTCATTAGTTTTCTCTC